TTTACTTTAATAATTTTTATGGTAGTGGTCCAATGGCGTCCGTTCCTTGGTCAAAGGAAAATGGTAGTAATTACTATGCCGGCGGCGTTTCTTTTCAAGATGAAAATATAATTTCTGGTGATGAAAATAATGGTATTACACGAACATTCTTCCGTGCAGGAACACCACTCAGTACTATAGCCAGAAATCAGTCAAGAACAAGAAGTTTAAATGATGATAGAATTGAGGCTAATCTTAATTCTTTAACAGAAACACAAAAAGCCGAACTATTTGCTGAAGAATCTGAAGATGGCATTCAATTCCTCATAAACGCTTATTTTGAACCAGCGTATAAGTTGGGTTTTAGAAGATTTTTATATTGGACTCCTGCTGGCAATCTTGCACAAACTATAGACATTTTAAATTATGATTCTCCTGATTTTGGTATGAGTGGAGGTACGGCTTCTTGGATTAATGCGAGTGGTGATACTATTTTACGAGATAAATTTGTTCAAGGTTCGGGACAATTCCCCGCCGCATCATGGACAGCGATGGGTGGATCGGGTTCTTTAGACCCTAACGGAAACCTATTAAAATTAACTGATGCTTGGTCGTTAGAGATGGTTGATCTTAAATACTATGATCCACTAACAACTGGTTATGCTAGGCCATGGACAACTAATGGTTATCCTAATGGTTGGTTTAACGATGGTGGTAAAATACTCGGTAATTGGAATATTGACGATCCAACATCAACAAGTCCCATAAGTAAATACGGATTTGAAAGAAACAGACAAGACTCTTGGTTGACATACTTTGATGCGTGGAGATTGAGTAAAGCCGAACAGGGAGATCCTATTAGTTTCTATGTTTATCAGGGATCTAAAGTTCCATATACAACAATAGCGGGTGCTGCAAACGCCACAACTGCCGATTTAGATTGGGGTAACTTATCAATAGTAGATAAGTTTGGGACCAATCAATCTTCGGGTAATGGTGGTTGGCAAATTATTGGAGGATCTGGTGGAAACAACCAAGGAGGAGTTACTGCTGCTAGACAAGGACAAGGTGCAGTAAGTCCTTGGAGAAGAGCAATAGAACCAAGAGTAGGTGGAACTGGAGCAACCGCTATCGCCAATTGGGGAATATCAGGATCAACTTCTGATCAATTTTTCTGGGATCAGCAGTTAACCCCTTGGAGAAGTATAGGACTTAATGGTATATGGTTGGATGCTTCGTCTGATGTGAGTCTAACTAATCCTGGCTTTGTAGAATACTTAGAAAACAAAGATTTGCTCGTTGGATCGGAAGCATGGCCTATGGACGCGGAGCAGCCTGGGCCATCAATACCAAATCGTGCTTTCTTTAGATCATATGTTAGAGACATACAGTTTCTTGCATTGACTGACAATGGCGCTGGATATGCAGAAACTAGAGGTTGGAAAAACTTCAACTTCAAGAAAAACAAAATGTATAATCCAAGACCAGATCTTGGTGGTATATCTGGCGATGGACTTCCTACTCCAGATTTTAATACTAGGAAATATATTAGTGATCTTCCTATGGGTAGTGGACCAGAACAAGAATTGAAATTTAGTGATGGTTCTACCTTTGACTCTGCGTTGGGTATGCCTAATCTCCATATGTGGTTAATATTTGGTAATGGTAATACAGCACAAGATACGGCTGGCTGGAATGCTAGTTTTAGACTACAAGATCCAAGTACAGGAGAGCAAGTAAAAAGACTCTCAAGTCCAACAGAAACTCCCGTATTAACCGAGCCGGCTCCTGCTAGTGTTAGTGTTTCCGACGCAGACTTTTTTGATAACATCCCTCGTTATTATAATGAGAAGTTAATGAAAGATGATCTTGATCTTATGATAGATTCAGGCTATACTCCTGCATTTAGTCTTGGGTATAATCAAGTAAATGGTAGAACTAGTACAGAAAGACTTATTAGAAACGATGGATCATCCCGTGAAGATATTTCTCTTGCAGGTAGACTACAGAAGTATATTAATACAAGACTTGCAGGAGCCGCTGCTGATTCTCCAGATGCAACACAATGGTTGTATTTAGACATTTATGATGACTATGGAAACCTCCTCACCGAAGATATGAAAACCAAGATTTATTCTTCCTCTCCTAGATTAACCGATCAAGGAATATCGCCATCTGGATCAGGTGCTACTGTAGATTTCAGACAAGAGTTTTCAACAGATTCAGAAATACCCAATGACCAATCTGATTTTATCTATTGGTTGACTGCACAGGATGGTTTCTGGACTGATTCTAACGGAGGTGTTAGTGCTGGATTCATTCCAGGCACCACTGCTGATTTTGAGTTTAGAGTTTTTGATGGTGTAACATTAAATGGTACTATCACCAACTCAGGTGCAACTGGCTTGATGAAAAAGATGTTTGATCTCCACGATACGCAAATGAATGCTGGTTGGGGTAAATCATCTGACACAGCAATCTTGAACATGGGAATTGATGCTGTTGGATCTGCTATGTGGAACGATTGGATGTACCAATATAGAGGAGAAACTTACGATAATGCCGGTACAACTGCCGGTGGGGTAACATTTGGCACTGTGGTTACTCCGTTCGGCAAAGAATATGAATTTTATAACAACTATCCTACAGCAGATTTTGTGTCAATTTGGTGGCCTACATTAGTTGAAGCAAACAAGAGAATGGCTCAGATGTTCCGTGCCCGTTATGGTTTCAGTAAAATTGGAATTTATGGTATTGATAGTTATCAGGGTTGGTGGGAAGGTTTGTCTAATAATCCACCAGCACTGGTAGATGGTATTACACATTCACACGATCAGTGGATGCAATTTACACAGAAGCGTATCAACAATGAATGGATTAACTCTGGTTTGTTTGTTACTGGTCCAAGTGGTGATAACTTAGATTACACAATTGCAATTGCGAAACAAGATAAACCAGATGCTGGTAATGTGTGGTCATTCCCAACAGGGACAGGAACTGCTGGTTTTGAAAGAGTAATTGATCAAGTTTCTAAAGCATACAGACCTATTAGAGACAAGACTTTGTTTATGGTGAACCCACAATATTCTAATACTTCTCTAAATTGTCTCAGTCCTTCTCAGTGGGACATTGCCTTTAATAATGGTATAACAGACATTTCACTAGGGGCGGAGTATCCTGATGTGAGTAGTATCGGTGGTACAAGAGCAAATGATGTAGATAATCCTGATAAATTGTTGCCAGAACGTTCCGCAATTCTTCCATATTATATGAAGCATATTGCTGGATTTAATATTATCGATGATAATAATTATTGGAAGGATTTTGCGGGTTGGAGTGCAGGGACTCTCTCTGATAATGATAAGATGAGATATCGACTCATGGGTTATCAAGGAGAATTTACTAGTTTTGATATGTATAATAATCTGTACAAAAAGTTCTATGTTAGTTGGTATAGGGAACTCTATGGTGTTGTTTCACCAACGTACAAAATGTTCTAGAATAGGTGAACTGTAGAACATCTAAATACTTACATGAAGATTATTGCAGGTATAGATTATTCCTTAACATGTCCCGCCATTTGTGTTTTTGCTTCAGAAAATGATGAAGATGTTTTTTCTTACAGAGGTTGTAGTTTCTATTTTCTGACGGAAACTAAACGTCACGCCAAAACCTACAAGTCTAATATATTCGGACAAGGTTTCATTGACTGGGACACCCAAGAGCAACGTTATGAATCTATAGCAGATTGGGCAGAAGAGAAGACTCTCGCCTGTGATCAGATTGCCCTAGAGGGTTATGCTTTCAATGCAACTGGTAGAGTATTTCAGATCGCTGAGAATACTGGCGTTCTGAAGTATAAGTTATGGAAGGCAGGAAAACCTCTCGAAGTCGTACCACCCACTACTGTGAAGAAACTTGCCACTGGTAAGGGTAACGCCTCAAAGGATGATATGTATCAATCCTTCTTAAAAGAAACTGGTGTTGATATTCGGCGGATGATGACACCAAACAAGAAGGCGATTGGATCGCCTGTTGGTGACATTGTAGATTCATATTACATTTGTAAGCATCTATTCGGAACTATCGGCTCGACGACCTGACCACCACCAGAATGCTGCAATGCATGTGAGTGAAAGAACCCAAACAGTATAGCCTATCACGGGATACCATGCTCCTAGTTCCCCGATAACCTCTGGAGCAGGCACAGATACCCTTGATTTGTCATCGTTTTTACCTAAAAGTACCTGTTCACCCGCACATCCCATGAGAGGGACGAGAACACCCCATAGAGCGATTTGTATAGTAAAATGATGTAGTATTCGTCTGATCATAACTTAACCTCTAATTAAACCCTATTTAACCCTAGCGGACGCCTGTCCGAAGTAAAAACCAACGATTGTGACGAGAATTTGCCTGTTTTCTGTAGTAAACAGATATCCGTTAATCGTCTGGAACGAGATGTAGGTATTTTTGCCGAACAGACCGAAGAAGTCAAGGGGTGCGTAGCGACTTTCTTCTAGTTCTACTACTGTTGGTATGGAAAAGAAAGGTAGAATGAATGGGGCGATGATCGTCCCAAAGAGTATGCATAGCACGATAATCCGCCTGACCACCTTACCTGCTTCGAGTGGAACTCTTTTAACGGCAGCATCGGCGACTTCTTTCTTTTTGTCGATGAGTTGAATTGTTCTCTCGAATCTTTCTTTTTCATCTTGGCGTTTCTCCGCAAGGCTCTTAAAGATAAACCCTGCAATACTGCCACCTACGAGTGAAAGGAACTCGGTGGTTAAAAAGGATTCCAACATAATCAATCCTCCTGAATATCAACATTTCTAAATATACACATTTCACCAGTCATCTTATTCTTGATTATGGCTTCTCCGAACTTCTGAATACGTCTCTTTAGTTCGGCATGTTCGATGTCTTCTACGTTTACTTTGTTAGACCATCTCTCATACTTCTTGCGTCCATTGACACAGTTGTAGTAGTCTTGGTTATCCATTTCAAATACTTGCTTACCTAAGAAGACATCACGATTCTCTTTGAATGATAATTTCTTACCACCGACTAACATGGGATTGTCTCGTCTATGCATAGTAGTTTTACTGAGAGGAGTTCCGTAGGTGAAACCTTCAACACCCTTCATCAAAGGCTTACTGTGACCTTTGATGTTTGGTGATGGGTTTGGAACCTCTGCTCCGCCGATATTACCACCTGCTACGTTTAGGATTTCATCTAGTTCTACTGCTGAGACAATATTATTTTCTACTCTATACATGGGAATACCCATGAATGATCCGACTGGATTTAGTTCTAGGTTTTCTATAAGAATAGTATCATAATCAAAATCCATACTTTTTAACTCTGATATTATAGATGGGTATGTCTGATTGAAATATCCAATAAGAACTTCTTCGATGACATCACCATCGGCGCCAATATATTCGGCTTGTTCTCTGACTAGGTATAGTGCAGTAGCAAAAGAACCAAGTTTGCTACGAACTATGGGAATCTTCATTAGAATTTTCTTGATGTTCCAGACCAAGCGAGTAAATATATTACTCGCCTTCTTTTCTTCCATTGTTTTTAGGTCGCCTTGTTTCTTAAGGTAGTTGCCATCTTTATCGATAATACCCAATTTGAACGCATCGGTTTTATCAAATGGTTTGATAAGCAGGCGAATAAACTGATATATGACGAATGCATTTACTAGTCTGTTCATTTCAGTTTTCTCTCAGAGTCTTGAGGATGAAACCATCAAAAGGTATATTTTCTATGGACGGAACTTCTGGTACGCTGTTTGGTAGATAGTTGAGGAACACTAAGAACGTTTTCAAGTACGAGTGTAGATGCGGTTCTACCTTCAGAAAGAGCATTCGAGAAGTTCCAGTCGGAGTGAAAACATTTCCCAAAATAATTATATGGTTTAATATTAGTCTATCCTTTAAACTTCCCTTCGTATGGTATCTACCTAGCAACCTCTTGATATACTTGATGCGGTTTAGATCCTCATAGAACTCCGATAGTTCTGTACACTGAGGATTTTCATACATCTTCATTGCATACATCATAAAACTGTCATCATCAAGTAAAGGGAAATTCATAGTATAGTTTTTATCTCAATATGTTCAATCTTCTTTATCGTATTGACGAGCGACGAGTCTCTTGGTTGCACCATCAATACCCTTCTTTCTTTTCTTTACCTGTCGAACGCCTGCTTCTCGTTCGGATGGGGTTTCACCCTCGAACCCTGTGTCTCTGCCGCTTCGTTCACTCTTCTTAGCCTTATCCTTGTAACTCATGAGAGTGAACTTCTTGAGTTCATCAACCTGTTCGGTATCTTCAACTTCAGGTTTCTTATGAACATATCCCTTTTCCTTCATATCGAGATGATCTTCAAAGGTATCTGCCTTATAACCCTTGCCAGTTTTGGGATCATACATCATATGAGGTTTAAAGTCTTTTTTATCCTGTTCGACATCTTCAGTTCTAGATGCCATTGATTTCTTGATGGCCTTATCTCTAGAACCCTTCCACTCATCAGTTCCAGACTCTACCTTACCATCACCATCATAGTCTTTGTTTGCCTTGGCTTCTTCTACACCAACCTCTTCTGTTCGTGCAGACGCTCTAGCCATACCCATGGCTCTTCTTTTTGCGACTCTTTTCATTTCGTCACGATCATCCTTATCTGGTTCATGCTTTGACATGTCCTTGGCAATATCGTAACCGATCTTCGCTTTTCGCTCATAATTTTTTACGGTTGATTTATCGAGTTCGTCGAGTTCTACCTCTTCAGAGGTTTCGGAGATAGTAGGAACAACCTTACCTTCTAACTTGTAGAGACCACTCTCACTGATGCTCATTTCTAGGTTAAGAGTAAGTCCATGACCCATTGTCTTCTCGAACCCATCTTCGTTGTCGAACTGATCGAACGGAGTGGTATCACTCTTACCAAAGATACCACCGAAGCGAGTCAACTTTAAATTCATTGTACCTTCAGCGACAGTGTTCTTATTCGAGAACTCAAAGTCAAGACCAACTTGATTGAGTTTCTGTCGAAGACCAAAGATAGTTTGCTTTGGTTCAAGACATGCTTCCTTTAGATAATTATGAATAAAGGCATTTATTCTTGTAATCATAGCAGCATTCTCGACACGGTATGTGCCGAAATCACTTTGTGCAGATCTTAGGACGCCAGAGGCACCCCCGACTTGTACGTCGTATTCACTCTCTAAAAGGTTAAGCAGTTCTTTGTATCTCATTGGATTGTTCCTTAATTAAAGCATAGTATGTATATCAAGGACTATTTCGAGTTTTTTATAAATACAGTGGTTCTTGATATCTATAGGGTGGGTCAATTCCCACCCATGACTTAAGAATTTTCATACATATCTTACTTAATGGAGGAATATGATGACCGAGGCTCGTAAAAGTAGTTGGGCAGTGATTGGGTCATTAACAGCATGGGTACTTACATTTGGAACATTGATTTGGAATGTAGCAGTTAAAGATGCTAATTATTCTTCCAGAATATCTGCGATTGAGACCGACATCAAAGAACTCGATACAAGATTAGATGAGGCTGATGTTATAAGATTAAACATAGCCACCGATTTAGCGGGAATTAAAACGGATCTAACTTGGATTCGATATCAGTTGGAAAAGATGTCAGGTGAGTAAGTTGAAATCCTATCACTGAAAAACCCACTCGCAAGAGTGGGTTTTTTATTCACCAATGAAATTTGTAACTTGTTTCAACAAGTCCTGATCTTCTGTCATATCGTACATCTTCTCGAAGATAGAAAACTCTTCATAGTCGAACCAGTATGACTCTGTGTCTTCGCTCAGACCCATGCCACTGCGGAGGTCATTGTATAGTTTCTTCTGGTCTTTGTCGGAGATTGTTCTAGGCATTCCAACTTGGAAGGCGTCGAAGTCTCCAGCAGCCACGATCTTACGAAGTTTGGAAGCGGACATACCAGAGACATCACTAGCATCGGGATCTCTAGTTCCTGCGGAAACCACCTCAAAGAACTCAATACCATAATCGTCGATATATGGCATAACAGCCTTTTTGAATCCTTCAACCTGATCTGATCCAACAACCATACGCAGGTGCGTAAACCCATTGTCAGACAAGTATTCGAGGGCGCCATGAACGTCACGGATTTTGGCATCGCTAATAACCTTTATTCTCTTACCGAACATCTTACGAAGGTATGTTGCCTTCTTGCGGTAGTTGAGGGGATTCTTTTTCGGATCAGTTGATTGTGAAGTGAAGAGGAAAGAGTTTCTTCCTCCTGCTTTACGAACAGCCTCCACTACCAGTTCATGACCGATGTGTGGTGGATTCATACGTCCAAATGTGAATGCTGCTTTTTTCATATTATATGTATAAAAAGATAGGAGGGGGGATGCCCCTCCTATGATCCGTACTTCTTTATATTGCACTCTTTGTTTATTTTAAGAGCGACCTCCGTAGAAATACGGATCATTATCAATCTCGATTCCAAGGAAAGAACTTTCTTACCCAGGCCCACGCTGGAACACCAACTGCTGCTCCTGCAATGAATAGCAAGATACTATAAAATACCGTGCCTAATGCTGTTTGTAATGCTTCCATATCATACTTCCTTTCGATAACATGTGTAATTCTTATGGTGCTTTCTGTCGCCCTTGGCTACACCATACAACGCACTCTTATTTAGGTCATTTTCTCGACAAAACCCCTGAAAATTCTCAGGAATAATTTCATTACCATCTGGATCAACTACGACGTAGATTACCTTTGGTTCTTTCTTCTCCTGAATATCTTTCCATACCCATTGCCTTCTACTATTCATAGTAAACTTACCACCGTGTTCTTTCATAAACATTTCTCTAAATCCGCGAGGATTTGTACCATCGTTACAAAGAACCCAAGTGCGGGTATTGACCAAGTTAATATCTTGCTTATTCATTATTTACCCTTTATCCAATTTTTGTCAATCGTCATGTTTGCTCGGGAGAACTGAAGACGATCGACTAGTTTAATTACATTTCCTAAATGATCACTCGCTACAAATCCCTCTTCACCAGTAACTTCAAAGCCGTCTGGTCGCTTGAGGAATGTTTTATAACTCTTGATTCCCTCCAGTTTACCAATCAAGAGTAGAGTTGCTTTATTTAACACTGCGTGTAGTTTAAAGATCCCATCCATACTCTTCTTGTTTCGTTGGATAGTAGCGATCAGTTGCTTACCTTGTGCTATCTTGTTCTTCTGGTTTGCTTCTCGCTTGAGTTTGGCTGCGTCTGTCTCGTATCGCTCCTTGATCATCGCAACGAAGTCTGTAGTTCGCATGCTGAGATCACCCGCCTTGACCGTAGAGTTGGCGTAGATGTTGAGGAGTGCAACGATCTTGTTCTCGCCGGCGAGCCAGTTGAGTCCACCCTTATTAGCGTCTGCGAGTTGTCGTGCCTTGGTAACTTCTCGGGTCACAACCTTCATCTCAGCAGCAGTGAACGTGACTCTACCACTCTGATCAAAGTATGTGGCATCCTCGACGAGAACCTTGCTGCTCTTCTTGAAACTCTTCTTGGTAACATTGAACGATGACTTCATGCTCGCCATGTCCTTACCAGTATACTTGGTGTGGAATGCGATACCCATGCTGGATCTAGCAATCTTTTTTGCCATATCAGAGTCAGATGGAATCGCATAGGTGATCGTGTTCGGTGTGAACGCAATGAACGACTCACCGTTGATCTCTTGCTTCTCTAGGTCGCTCTTGGTGAAGAGCATGTCACCCTGATAGATACCACCCACCACAACGCTCTTGAGATCCTTGAGAGCAACCTTGAGTTTCTCTACGAGGCCAGGAGCGTGTCCGTGGTTGCGGGTGATATCTGCGTTCGTGTAGTTGATCTTGGGTGTGCCTTTGTTGAAGACACTCTTGGTTCCCACGAAGAACTTGTCGTTCTCTGGGTTGATCCCCACAAACACTGCGGGTGCGCCGTCCCACTTGCGTGTGACGTTGAGTTTAGACTTGGAGTTTCCTTCCAGCATGGTAGCCACACTCTCAATGAAGTTCACAGCCAGGTTAGTCCTTGCATAACCCTCGAAGACTAGATCGGCTGCATGAGTAAGGTGTGTGTTCTTACCCTCATTGAGAAAGGAAGTGAAGTTTACCATAGTTGACCCTGTTGTTGAGCGAAGTGTTGATTATACTTCTTGATTGCCTCTAGAAGAGGCTTTGTATGTAGTTGTGGAGTAGATTTGAAAACCTGATTGGTTCCCTCCTCCGACGCAATGAGAATCACAATCTGATTCACTGGCTGTTCCACTCGCTCCTGCCATGCGATTGCATAAGCAGTAGCCTGCATGAAGTAGTTGTCGATGTCTCGGATTCTCTTCTTGCGAGTCGAACCCTTGAAGTCGATAATCGATAGTTCACCTTCGTAGTCAGCAACACAGTCAACGCGACCAGCGAGAGACGTAGCCTGACTCCATAGAGGAGCCTCTAAGGCACGAACCTTGCTGATCTTGTCTAAACTTTCTTTCATTTGTGCAAAGAGATACTTACTGCCACCTGGCAGTTGATCCTCTGTCACCTCGTTGTTGAGAAGATATTGTTCAATCGCATCGTGGAGATAGTTGCCGCGTGAACACACACGCTTAGACTCTTCGGGGTTTTCCCGTCTCCACTTTGCGAAGAACTTCTGCTTTTCCCACCCTGTAACGGTTGTTACGCTTGCCATTTTGCCATGTGGCGTATTGTAGAACCGACCTGTTTCATCCTGCACCGTGGAAAGAGGCTCGATGTCCTCTACCATGTCGTGCGTAAAGTTACCTTGATACATCATGTAAATATTATACCTTATTCTGTAGATTTGTCAACTGGTTTATCTAAACCTTGCATCTTTATATACACATCTTCGACGCTTTTAGCCTCAGGTTTCCATCCATTATTTGACATCTCGCCATTCATGTTTTGAGCAGCCTGATAGTTATCCTTGCCTGCCCCATTGGCTCTAATTCCTTGAACCCAACCAAAGAAGTTTCTCATATCCATTTCAATAACCATCCGATCCGGGAATAGTTCCCTTGTTTTTCATTTGCTTACGCTTTCGCATAATACGATCCACTAACTTGCCTTCTTCGACTTCGACTTCTTCCTTACGAGCCTTTCGCTTTCGATCGTCTCTTCTGTCGTCTGCTGCGATCGACTTGTCGATATTGTCGATAGTCGAGTCGATTTCTGGTCGATCGCCCTTACTGCCAAGAGCCTTATCCATTGCTCGATTACTTGCACCCTGTGCCTTGTCTGCACCCTTTGCAAAAGCACCACGAACCTTACGGCTCTTGACGTTACCCTTTGCGTCCTTAGCGGGCATCTTAAGTTCAGAGATGGGACTATCATCAATTCTTGCTTGCTCTCTATCAGCATTGATTTTAGCCATAGCATCTGCGATGCTATTATAGAACTTCTGATTCTTTGCGTTAAATGGGCCTGGTTGCATAACGTTCTCCTTGTTACTATATTTATATATGAAATTGGGAGGGCCTAGGCCCTCCCACATTCACAACATCTATTCTATTTTAGTTTCTCACTCTTCGGTTATTTGTAGTTCTTCGATTGCTTCTGCGATTTCTTCGTCACTGTATCCTGCTTCAATCATCTTCTCGATTATTGCATCTTCGTCTAGTTCTACTTCAATACCTTCTTCTAGAATCTCTTCTTCGATAAGATTGTCGAATCGTCTGACTTGTCTGTCTTCGATAATGCGTAGTGCGATATCTTCGTATTCTGTGAGTTCTACTGTTTCTAGGATTGCATCGTTGTCTAGTTCTACGTCTTCGCTCTTAGTCTTCTTCTTCTGATGCTTCTTGTGTAGGAGGTGATCATAATTACCACCCTTTGCTTCGCCTTCAAAGTCGTCTCTCATCTTCCTTGCGACGTTGTGAATGTGATCTTTACTGAATGTTTTGCCACCCTTTGCATTGTGTTCCTTGTCGTAACGTCCAGCAGCATCCTTGGCAACGTGTACGAAGGCACGGTGTGCCTTGTTGCTGTCGTAGGAGCCAGAAGCCATCTTGTTACGAAGGTTCTTGTGAACCATAGAAGTACGCTGTCTGTGTAGATCAGCGTGGTTATCAGCATATAAATGAAGTTCTCTCTCTTCGTGATCACTACGCTCTTGTAGATCTTGTTCAGTTACTTTTCGTGATACTTCCATGAGGATGCTCCTGTTGTTCAGTAAAGTATGTATACAAATAAAAAACCTCAGACTGACACTCTCCGTGGGGCGCAGAGAATAGGCGTGTGGGAATGTTACCAAAAACACTCTACCTGCCATAGTGCCAGCCTGAGGGTTTATCTAAATCGTGACATGGTTTTACCGATGTCGGTTCGCTTTGGTACTCGTCCTGTCTTGACGTATGTGTCCCATGTCTTCTCATCTGCAACCATTGTGCCGCCGTCTCTCACCCAGAACTGATCGGTCTTGATACCCTGCCAACCACCGAGTTTCTTGTCAATCACCTTTGCTGCTGCTTGACATCGATCGAGATCACCAAGAACAGAAGAACGACCATTGGGTTTTCTATCAATGCGGATCTTGACCCATCCTGCTTTCTCTAGATTCAACTCAGCATCATAGTCACCATCAGACTTACCTGACTTGAGTGCATTGTAGATGTTTTCGTATGACTTATCAATGATGTGCTTGAGTTGTGCTTCGGTCATGTCACCACTCTTCACGAACTTGACCATATCATTTGCAATCCCCACACCGATTCTGTTTGGTTGGAACTTGCGGAACTCTTCTGCCGACATCTTGTTGGTGAGAACCTGAGTATGAAACTTCCATCCTCTACCACCCTCGGGGTGCAGGATTAGTTTGTTCTTGGGGTCCACCCACCCAATGAGCATGTTACCCTTGTATGCCTCTGATAGATCAACCTGTTCACGAAAGCGTGCCATCGTAGAGCCAATAGTGGTTCGCTTTGGAACTCGACCTGTCTTCAGATAACTCTTCCATGTGTCCTCGTCGCCGATCGATTCGGCGTTATCCTTGAGAACGTCACCAATTTCCATGAAGTCGATTTGTTCCCATGAGAACTTCTTTGCTATGAGTTTCGCAGCGGCGTGTAGGTTCGCCTTAATTGGTCCTTCAATGGAACCTATTCCATCATTCAACACAATGCGGGCCCATCCTTGACCGTACATAAAGTTGTCGATGTCTTTATCACGATCATATTTACCAGACTTAATACCATCCAACGCACGAAGTGTTTCCATGTCCTCGGGATCGAAACCATAGGATCTCGCCAAGACTTTCAGAAAGTCCTCTTCCTTCAGACCATAGTCCTTTGGATTGTTTGTTAAGTGCTGAGTATGGTATGGTCTGATGTCATGACTAGCCTTGGGCTTCCAAAGGACAAGTTTTCTCTTGCGACCATTTGCCCAACCCTTGACATTCACTAAACGGGCTTCACTTAGATATTTACTAAATGCTTTCATTTCTTCTTCTTACCATCCGCAGTGTAGTGAGACTTATCACCCTTGTTCTTCATGTACCATGCCAAAGCATAAGGATTGTCAATCTCTTTGTGCTTTTTCATAGCCTTGACTGTACCTTTGAAGCCAGGTGGGGATACCTCCATTATATATTGTTTGAATGATATCATGTATTATCTGCCCATAAAATAGTTGTTCCTGAATTTGTTGGGGGTGGATATGCAGAGTCCATTGATGGCACGGGATTTACTGGAACATAGTATGAATCCCAACTGGCGTCGGCATCATTTGTGGCGGTGGTTGATTCTAAAGTCAAACCTATTGGTCCAGTCAATCCTCTAGTCCAAGCCCATGTAGACCAATCATTTCTATTAAACATACCCCATGTAACACCGTTGCTTCGTACTCGCACACTGAGACTTCCGTCAGTCTTGTAGGAGGCAACTGTCCATTGCACACCATCCGTGAATGTGGTTCCAGTTGCACCACCACCAGTTCCACCGAATTGAGTGTAGCGATAATAGTCGTCGCTATTATTGCTAGTTCTCAGTGTAGTCCATACTCTGATTCTATCAAGATCAAAACCTAGTTCTTCCCATGTACCAGAAGCCGATAGTGTGTAACCAGCATTCCACATTTCTGCCGTTGTGCCAGGTGTGGTTGGAGCGTAACCATTGGTGTATTCATATGGAGTGTACGCGAGAGACTTACCTCCACCTGGCCCCTGTCGCATCAGTGCATAGTAGAGACTGTCTTTAGGGTCACTCGCACCCCAGTTATATACGCCGCTCCAGTTAGACAGCAGCATCTGCTTACCTCTGATATCACCAGCCATATACTCAGCATGTTGTGCCTTTCGTGCGCCCCAGTAGGGAACACTACCACTACCACCCTTTGCTTGAACTAGTTTCCATGCGGATAACAGGTTCGACATCGTTGAGTATGTGTACGCCTGTGTGGCAGATTCTGCGGTAAAGTTTGATAACGTGTATGTAATGTGCCGTGCCATGTGACTACTTCTGGTTTCTTGGATCGCGTCACATAAATCAACTTCGGTTATGGTTCCAGAAGTTGGAACCACATTGTCCTGTAACCAGAAACGTGCCTCGTATGGATTTCTCTTATCTTCAGCGGAGGTTGTTAGATCACCACTCTGGTTATACCAATCTGTCCAGATAATTCGACTCGTCGCCGAGTACGCTGAACCTCCACTGGTTCCCTTGATTCTTATGTAACCACTATTAATTTGTGAGAATTGACCTTGCTTCCCAACATATTTGTTGTTGTCACAGAAGCCCCAGTTTCGTCCAGCGTTTGCAGTAGGAGTGGTACTCAACCAAATTGGAGCGTAACCCGTTTTACCTGTTCCTTCATAATCAGTTTTAGTCGCAGGACGAGATATTCGTACCCAATTTTCATTTGCCGTAGATCCTTGAGACACCACAGGAACATCAAAGTGTCTGAAAGAACACATTTGATTTCCGAACGAGACGAATGCCTGTTCGTGAATATCGGCATTATAATCACCCAGTCCGAATGGTTCACCTGGCTTTTGTTGTCTGTTGAGACGAGTTCCACTTGCAGTAGCACCATATGCAGTGAGGTTGAGGAAGTCCAACATTGCCGTGGCGCCAGTCACACACCATGCGAAGAACACGCGGGGATGATACTCTGGGTTGTGTCCACCATTTGGTCGAAGCGGAGCGCCCATAGAGCCAATCTGTCCCCATGTATCAATACCCCTCTGTGCTATTGTTCTGCGGAATATATCTCTGGTTGCACCTGCGACTGCTGGATCGAACACAGACAACATCATTGCATCTTCGGCTATTGCTTGATAGTTTCCGTACTCATTATCGACACAAGACTGTATCTTTAGTGTACCTCTTGCACTACTAGGATCTCTCCCAGCCAGGAATGGTGTGATGGTGCCTGGTCTGTCCAGATTTATGTCGCTGTTGGTAGGAGAGTACGCAATATATGTGTTCGTCCAAGCAGAGGCGCCTGAGATACTATAGTTTGGATATGTGAATAGATCATTAGAGAATGTGTCGTTCTCATAAAACACAGGCCGATTCACTTTGTCGTTGGGATCCCAGTTCACGGGAGGTCGGAACGCACTTGCGCCTGGTGCAGATGCAAGAACCGTGAGACACCCATATGATTCGGTCCATGGCTTATTGAAGTCATCAGATGTAATGTCTCCAGTATATCCATAGTTCGTGACGATCATGTCACCCGCAGATAGTTTATACTCGCCAGGAAGAGTCAAGCCCTGCGTCGAATCGAATCCTACTCCAACATTTCCAGTTCCACCATTTGTGTATGTTCCTGCCCTAAAGTCGAATGGAGACAACACCCTCGACTGAGTGACTGCTTCACCCGCAGATGGTCCAGTCGCATACGTCTTGGTGGTAGACACACTATACACGTCACT